TTGCATTATCATTGAAGTTAGCATCTTCAGCTGAAGTTGTTACAGCTTCAGTAATTTCTAAACCTACGTCAAATGATACGTTGTTAGTATACTTTGATAGAATAAGTGTTTCTGATTTTACTACTACGAAATGGCCACGTATAAAGTAAATACCTTCTTCAACTTGGACTAATGCACCGTAACCAGTAGGAGTTGTTGTACCAACAGTAGCTGTTATTGTACCATCATCATATGAACTTGTTGCAGTATTGTATACTTGTTCTGTAAGTGAATCAGATGCACTAAATGTTTTATCTGTATTAGTTGTACCATTTGAATTCTGATATACTACATAGAAAGTATCTTCATCAGATCCAGTTGCAGCAACAGCAGCAATAACTTTAGCACGCAATCCATCTGCATTTTTAAAGTGCTTTCCAACCATGGCTTCTGTAACAGTAGTAGATACAGAAGATAGTTTAACATAGTCTGCATAGTTATTATATGCGTTACCACCTGGGATTACAAGTGAACCCTCTTTGAACATATGGTTACCAAATTGTGTAACCTGATTTTGCAGCATAGACTGGAGTTGTGTTAACTCCCGGGCCTGTACGGCAATCCCTGGACGAAAGAGTACTTTATGATATTTTTCCTGAGGAGTGAGACTATCCGCTCCTGGTTGTTGGAAATCATCGTAGTATGGATCTACGTTAAACTTAATTGCCATTATTATTTTTCCTTAGAATTCAAGTACTAGTTTTACTGTTTCAATTTGGTCATCTGCACGGTTAACCGCAGTACGATTTTCAAGGAAGACAACTTCACCTGAATCATGTTCTACGCCTGGATTACCAACAGCTGTCACATTTCTAGCAGTATTACTTGTACCATCGATTTTAACATTGTCACTTGCAGTAAATGCAGTAAAGCCTGTTGTTTCGTTTTGATGATAGTATAGGATACCGTTTGTAGCATCATAGTCATCAATAATACCTTTAGCTCCAGTAGAGCTACCAACAATTACTGAATCATTTGTAAATTCACCAGCAGCTGGAGGGCCTGATAATGTCAAACTGTATGTTGCTCGCAATGAACCAGCAGATGCCACTGTTGTTGTGCCATAGTTAAACGGATTACGAACTAAACCTAACTGACGAAATTCGTTGCCAGTAATAAACGTATCGTTCTCATCGCCTGTTAATGATTGGTTAATAGTGATATAATGCGCACGAAGATCTTGACGAGGGTCATATCCATAACCTTCTCTTGGTCCCATGATAGCTCTTGCCGTAGCACCAGAACCAGAACCGTCAGAAGCAATTGTTACTTTCGCTTTAGTATATCCAGAACCTGGATTACTTACAAGAATATTTGTAATAACTCCACCTGCTACAATAACATTTGCATCAGCTACAGTAGCACCTGTACCGTCTCCATTGATCGTAATTGTAAAGTTATCTGAAGCAGAATAGCCTGTACCACCTGAAATAAGTTTAATATTGTAAATTGCACCATCGATAGCAGCTTGTTTTACAGCCCATTGATCCTGAAGAGCCTGAGCTGATGCAGCACCTGGATCAGAAGCAATATCTTCTGTAGGAATAAATGCCGATGTTAAGAATTTATTTGCAGCTGTTGTTGATAGTGTATATAAGTATTTCCAAATATAACCGTCAGATGCAGTATTATCAATAACTCCAGCAACAGTAACACCAGTATTATCTGGGTTAGTAGTTGATGCTCCAGGACCAGCTTTAATACAAAGCATGATATGGTTGTTATCTGTAATCACATAGAATTTCTTAGATTCTAGTGTAGCATCACGATCATCATATTCTGCATATGTTGTACCAGAAATCCACTGATAACGAGGAGCAGCAAACTGCAAATCGGTAGTAGCTAATTTCTTAAGTGATGTCATATTTTGCCATACATCAGTAGTATGAGAATATGTATTGTCGAAAGGCGCATCGGGTGTACTGTCATCCGTCCACGCTGATGAACGGCCAACAAACAAATAATAATTGTTCGCTGCCGCTTCAATGTCAGCTACAAACTGCTTAGCAGCTCTTAGCCTAAAGTTTTGGGTTACAATGGCGGCCATTGATTTTGACTCCTATTAAATGTCTGATATAGTAATTTCCGCAGTCGCGTTTATATCTATTGTTTTATTTATAGCCTCAGAAATGGTGTAATCAGCAAAGTTCGAATTTGGATTAGGTAATAAGAACTTTAAATCTTCTAAGTATTGCTTCGGCCCTATTTTGTTTTGTTGTCGTGTATTATCATTTATAATTTGTTCAGTAAAGTATACCGTTGCTAAATCAACAGTATAGCCTAGGTCTGAACTGACAACACCATGACCAGTACGAGTTGCAATTGCCTGAGCATTGATCTCTACTGGAGGTATAATAATTGGAACTGGAAGTCCAGCACCAAGTTGTAAGCCAGGCTGATCGAAAGGCATAGTAGTGCCAGCTTGACTTTTTTCAAGTATCTCAATGAAGAGAAGAATCTCACCAAAGAAAATAAATCCGGCCGGATGTACCAACCTATTGAATGCGTTTTTCCACTGATCTATGTTTGCACCAGTTTTAAGGATATACGAGAACTTCTGATACTTAAATGAATCTTGAATTCTCTTATCATCAGATAAAAAAGATCTTGAAGTTGACCCTGAACCTGAACGATATACTTTAACTACGTCTCCATCTGATAATGCCGGTGTAAACGTAAGCTTATACGCTAATGTTTGTGTGACGCTATCCTCATCTTCTGGATCATCACCACTATATGTTCTAAAATATGTACTAGATTTCCAAGTATTATTAAGTACACCGTTTACAAATACAATAGGTGTGTTATATAATAGCCAAAAGTTATTATCATCTTGGCCAGATACTTCTGATGTTGTTCCAGAGACAGTAAATGTATTTGTTGGTTGATAGCTACCAGGATTTGCCTTTTCATCATCTGCAAAATCTGTCCATGGATTATCAGATGG